ATATCTCCTACAGTTCCGTCCTTTGATATAACAATGATGTCATACTCTTTATTGTAACCATAAGCCCAAGACTTGTGCTTGTTCTTTGTCACAATTACCGATCTGTGTAGGTGATCCTTAAGGACTTTATATAAACTATTTTCCATTTTTAGCTTTAGCTCTGCCCTCAGCGAATCCTGACTTTCCTAACGTTACTTCAGCAACGGGTGTTTCAGATGCCTTGTTCTCTTCCTCCTCAATCTTGTTGAGCATATACATAGCATCCTCAAAAGCCAAACGTTTAGCTGATGCAGCGTTCTTCATCTTGTCTGCAGATATGTCATCCTCAGCGTGAGTGATGATAGGTGACTTTAGCACCTTTATCAACTCATCTATTGCCTGCTTGGCTGCCTCTACAATCTCTATCTTTTTAGACATATGTTCTTGTTATACATTCGGTAAAGAACCTCATCATCTATCCTAAACTCATACTCACTATCAGGTGTGAATGATACTGTGTCGCCAACGCTGACATCTGTCAGTGTAGGTGTCTTATACACAACCTCACCCCACATCTCCTCAAGCGATCCTAGCGTGCTGATCACCTTATCTTCACTTGGTATTGGTCTGATAAAGATAAAAGGATCTACGGCATTCCACTTGTCATCTCTCTTAAACATATAGACCTGATCAAGCTCAGCTAAGAATAAGTCATCCATTATAAAATTCCAGCTACTCTTCTGACGGCCCTTCATGTCATAGTAGAACTTGAACACATTGTGGTGCACAAGAACTACATCTCCAGGTTTAACTGGACCATCATAGTAAATAGGGACTGCAACCACCTCAGCGTGGCGGTTAGATGTCTTATGGTCTTCTTGGGAGGAACTGATGTAGAATTCGGTATCACCGAATTTCTTTATGTTATCGTACCGCCTCTGACCAACTGGTTTGATGATGAAGCAGTATGGTGATTTCATTAGTAATCTATTTTATACTCAATAGAGATAGGCATTGTATTAGAAAAAGACTTCCACTTGATAATCTCTCCGTTCTTTTTGATGTAGATACGAATAGCATTATCATCCTCGACTCTGATAGTGTCGATAGTCCAAGTGCGATCTAGCACCTCTTGGCCTACCATATAGTGCATGCACTTCATATAGTCAGGACCAATGGAAATTTTTCTAATTATATTCACCTGTTTGTAGATTTACACTGACGTCGCCATACTTATCAAAGATAGCTTGCTGCTCTTGAGCAAGTCCTTTGGTAGCATCTTCTAGCTGACTAATTGTTAGACCTTTGTGTGTGTTTAGGTGGTGGATATTCATTTCAATATCTGCTACCTTAAATTTTAGATCTCTGTAAACTCGATTCGCATTTACTAACGCGTCGAGTTCTTCTTGTGTGATTTTATTTGACATTTTATTTAAATTATCTGTAAATTAAGTACCTTGAATAAGGAACGGTTAAAGTTGATGTAGATGCTGAATTAGTTACAGCCACCATGAAGTATAAGTTTGAGTTTACATCAATATTTAAAGAACTATCTACAAAGTTAATCTCAGTTTCGTCTGAAAGAGAGGACGCTGTAAAGATTAATCCTCTAATAGCGCCACTCTTTATGTAAAAGTTCCTAGAAAATGAAGAAGCTCTGTTTGATGTAGACGTTATATTTACTGTACCTAACACTGATGCACCTGTAATTGAGTCCACAGTATTTACGTAAAGTTTAATAATAGAGTTTGTTATTGCTACATCTGACTTTACGAATCTAAAGTTTACATTAAGAGTGCAATCTGATGAAAGACTATCACCTGGTATTAATACGCTTGAGACCTTAATGTCGGTACCTGTGCCCGTCAAGGCGCCACCGACCATGTCATCAAACTTAAATATAGAACCATTATTTAAAGCCAGTAGGTCACTAACTCTAAAGTTCGCAGTGCTATTATTTTCAGAAGTATTGCTTCCTAATAATATATCATTTAAAGCAGGCTGATCTGTTGTATAGTTCTGTATTTTCATCGTCCTTGACCTCTATTTTGTTTTTTATAATTCTTAGAAGACTTCAACTTAGACGTCTTGCACTTTGCATGGACACCTGGTCGACTTACCTTAACCTTTACGATTGATGTAGACTCGTTCTTCTTCATGTAGCAAATTTACTAAAATTATTTTACTCAATTATATATCTTCTCATTAGCTTGTATTTACCCTTGCAAGTTCTAACATTAGAATGTTTAGCATTTAAAGCTTTTGCACAATCTTTAGAATTATTAAAATACATAACTTGACCGGTTAATGTGTCTGTTACTTTTAATTGTATTTTACTTTGAGATGCAGATTGTTTCTCCCTCCATTCTTTAGTGCATAATTTTCCACCCAAATTAGCATTTGGTCTTTTTGCTAAAGATTCTTTTATTTTGTTTATGATATTTTCCCTATCTGGATGGTTTGATATAGTATCTCCGCCGATACCACCGCTGCAAATATTTACTAATGTACCTCCATTTTTATATAGACCTATTCTATCAATCCAATAAATCTCACGATTAAAAGATTCTTCCTCAGTTAAACCATCTTCTATAATAACAGGATCAAATCCATACTTTAATACAACTTTACTCCAGAAATCATTTCTGTATTTTTTAGATTTTAGTCTGTTATTAGTTCCTTTTCCAATGTAAAATGGTATTCCTGATTCAGGATGAAGATGAGTATATATGTAAAACATTAAAACTCCTTTATTAAACAGTAAGAAACAAATTTTTCCACCTTAACAAGCTTAATAATTTCTCTGTATTTTGACATATCATTAACTACTTGACACCCTGCCGAAAACCAGCCAATAGTTGCTCCAGTATTATCTGCAGCTATGTCGTATGTATTAGGATGAAAATTAATACCAAAATAACCTTTCTGAAGCTCTCCTTGTTCTTCTGCTTTTGAATCTTTGTCTTTGTCTCTATATACTTGCACTGAGTTTCCGATTTGTAGCAATGCTTCAATCTTTCCATTGTGCCTTCCATACTTCCAGAGATTATAATACCATACGTCTGATTTGAGAACTGCGGCTCCTGCTTTGTTGACTTTTTCAAATTGTTTAAGCGTTGGCGTTCCTGGGTTAGTCGTTGCCGACGTAACCAAAACAAACTCTTCACCCTTAAATAAATAGATCTTATCATCAAATATATTTGGAGTATCCTCGTTAGATCTGACACCAAGAAGCCAATAGCCTTTTGGTATCTCTTTGTAATTAGATAGAGACTTTACCTTGTCAAGTAATTGCTTATCCTTATAAGACCTTACCGCCATTTGTCACTTTCTAATTTAAGCCCTGTAATGAACTTTCTAAATGCAGCTAGTATATCTTTACCTGTGACGTCTTTATAGCTCTCATTCATACTCTTTACTTCTATGAATACAAAAAATAGAGCCACTGCCTTTGTAAGTAAGAGCTCTATTGATATAAAGTGTGATATGATATCACCTGCGATGTACTTTTCTACCAAGAAAAAGAATGTGATTGCTGCCGCGTAAATAGCAGACTTAACTGCTGTAGCATATAAACGTTGGCTTTGGACCACATCCCAAAATTTTGCCTCCTGATCCTCACGTTTTTTGTATGACCGCCATACGCCAAAACACACATCTAGTCCTATTGAAATTAAAGCTATGGTTAGCAACGGTCCTACCGGTGCGAGAATTGTAACAATGCCAGACAAAATAATAAGTGCGTTGGTTTTCATAATAACTTCTTGTATAATCTATAGCCTGTATAGACTATAGCAAAGATAATTAAAAAAGCCAACAAGTTGTTGACCAGCTTCTTCCACCATGGGTACTTCTCGTAGTACTTCACGGGTATTTTACGATCCACTATTTTTGTTATGTATATAGGATCACACTTGCCTTGTATATAAACTTTCTTCTCTTTTGGCACATACCAAGCCTTTACAGTTACTCTGTCTTTAGTTATGGTAATTGTGTCAGTAAGTTCTTTAATTGTCACTATAGTGTCTACCTTTACCTCAGGCACATATAGGGTAATAGTGTCTCTTACCACTACAGTGTCTGTAGTGATTAGATACGGGTATTTAGTAATAAGGCGTGTAAAGCGCTTAGTAGGACTACATGAAGCTAGTAATAGAGCTATAATTATATATCGCATTAGAATGTTTTTGTAAGCGTAAATACTTGACTTGAAATTATATCTCCTGTACTTGCTGTCCCCCATTGAGCAGTAACTACTAACGTATTGTCAATAGTGGTGTCAAACCCAGTGAATGTTTCAGTACTAAAATTAGTACCTTCAAATGAATTAGAAGCATCTTTTGTGTAAACAAATGTCCCTCCTGTTGCAATTGAAGCTACTCCTGGACCTCCTAACGTTCTAACAGTGAAATAGATGTCTAATTTCCAATGTTTATTTGTAGCAGAAGACATGCTTATAACACCTGTATCAGCAAGTACTACACCATCACTCTTAATTCTTATTTGTAGCGTGTGATTGTTTACAGCTGATAAATATCCTGTAGCAACCGCAAAGAAGCTATCTCCGACTCGGAATGTATTTGCAGGTACAGATAATCCACCAACGCTTCCGTAATATCTTAAACTTGGATCCATGCAAGACATCGACTCGGTAACACCACCATCGTTGTCTACTCTTGTTTCAAAGTTTACATATATTAATGACTGCTCCTGAGTTGTATTTGTTACTGGAACACTCCTAGATGTTTGAGTAAAAAGACCATAGTTTATAGAGGATGGCTTTTGCCTTCCATCTGCACTGTTGATCTGAATCCTATCAACAC